CCCTCGCTATGAAATGGCGGTGGACCCCGTGTTCTACAACTCGGCAGATACCCCTTCCTTGCAAACAACCAGTGAACCTAGTACAATTCAACAAGTATTCTCAATCGGAGGTAATATGTTTTCTAAGATGTTTAAGCGTTCTCGCGAAGAAGTGAAATTGAACGACGTAGAAGACTACGTATTTCAAAAACAAGACGGTAGTGAATTCTCCATTGCCGGCCTCATCAAGCAGAATGCAGAAGATGAAGAGAAGTATAACGGCCTTCAAAAGCGTTTCAATGAGCTTGAAGAGAAATATAATGCGCTTATGAAGAAGAACGCTGAAGATGAAGAGAAGAAAGAAAAAGAAGAAAAAGAGAACGCAGCTAAAAAGAACGAAGAAGATGAAGAGAAGAAAGAAAAAGACGAGAAGGAAGAGAAAGAAAATTCCGTCCGTATGAACTCTCTTGCTCAAGCAAATGCAACGGCTCAAGGCGTCAAAGCCCCCGCCGTCAACCTATCCCTGGACCAACGTGTGGCGGCTGGTAAGGCCCTTTACGGAAGCAAGTAATTCATTTTTAAGGAGACTTTGTTATGGAAATGAATAGTTTTTTGCCAGCTAATACCCTCGGACAGCGTATTTCTGGACAAAATGTTTTGACTGTAGACTTCTACTCGGCAACGGCTGGTGACACTGTTACCGCTGGCACTGCCGTGAAGCTTGTAGCTACCACCCCCGGATTGGTATCGAAGGTGTCGGTTCTCTCCGCATCTTCCGACGCTTCTATCGGTGTGGTTCTTTCGAAGCCCATGCATGAGTCTTTCGCAGTAGGCGAGAAGATTGAAATCGGCTTGGAGAACACCATTCTCCCCATGACTGCCGGTGGAAACTTCAATGCTGGTACTGAACTTGAATTCAACCCCACTACCAAGAAGGTTGTAACCAAGTCTTCGGGCGCTAAGATTGGTGTTGCTCTTGAGAACGGTGTAACGGACTCACTCGTTCGCGTTTACTTGCAGAAATAATCTACATAAATAAGCATGGAGGCTTAACAAATGAATGCAATTCTTGACAGAGATATGAAACTTAATGCCAACGGCTATGAGCAGATTATTTCTACTCTGACCGCCGTATCCGGCGCGTTGACCACCCAGAAGTTTTACACGGTGCCCTTCGCAGATATGGTTCCAGTTGTTACTGGTAACGGTGCCTTCTCGACTGAAATTATGAACTGGCGTTCTGCGATTACTGGCGAAGGATTCGAGTCGGGAGTAATCTCCCACGCTTCTAACCAATCTCGTTTGGGCTTGGTAGGCGCAGAATTCGACGTTGTGAAACAAACGGTTCACTCGTGGGCAAAGGCAGTTCAATACAGTTTGATTGAACTTAATCAAGCCTCTCTCGCAAACAATATGTTCTCACTTATCGAAGCTCGCGAGCGTTCACGTCGTACTGAATTTGACCTCGGTATCCAGAAGTTCGCATTCTACGGAATGGGAGCTTCCCAAGGATTGCTCAACCAGTCCGGTGCAGCTATCGATACTTCGATCATTTCTAAGCGCATCCACACCATGACCTCTTCGGAATTCAACACCTTTGCCGGTGCCCTCATTGGTCAATACCGCGCAGCTACAAACTACACGGCACTCCCAACCCATCTGATCATCCCCGAGAAGGATCGACTTGGTCTGTGTAATTACCCAAATGCGGACTTTCCATTAAAGTCCAAGCTTCAATTGCTCACTGAAGCTTTCCGCGAAGTGACGATGAACCCCAACTTCCAGATTCTCAGCACGGCTTATAACGACAAGGCGCTTCACCCAAGTGCAGTCAATCGTTATGTGCTCCTGAACTATGATGCGACCTCTTTGAAGCTTGACCTCCCCGTTCCTTACACCATGACCATGGCAGGAACTCAGAATGGCTTTAGCTTTGAAAATGCTGCCTACGCACAGTTCGCAGGCGTGGCACTTCTCAGACCTAAAGAGCTTCAATACTTCGACAACACTGCGACCTAATAGGCGGATTGAATGGCTAAGAAAGACGATTCGAAAATGGATACCGCGCAAGTTCTTTCGCTACGTGAAGGGTCTATCACGACCCCTCACGGCGTGTTGGTCTACAACGGCATTATCGAGATGCCCCGCGCAGAAGCCGAAGAGTTTGTTAAGCGATATCCCGAAACGAGGATTATCAAATAAATGACATACGCGATTGCGGACTTCAAAACCTATTTCTCTCGTGACTTCGTGTACTCTGCTACCCCAGCACTTGGGGTAACGGATGCCGATTTAACGCGGGCGTTTGGTGAAGCTACCGCAAATTTCAATGCCAATTTATTTGAAGTACCTACGGACCAGATAGCGTTTTTCTACCTCGCCGCGCATTATCTCTGCAACGCTTTGCAGACGGCAACGCAAGGTAAAAATTCGGTATCCCACTTCCCAGCGGCATCCCGTTCAGTCGGTGCCGTCTTGGAGTCTTACTCGATACCAACATGGGTGGGGGCCAACCCCATTTTGAGTGCGTTGTCCACTACCCGGTATGGGCAGCAGTATTTGAATATGGTGTTCCCACGCACCATCGGTCGAATTGGGGTCTTTGCAGGAGCCACAACACCGTAAAGGGGTGGCGAATGATTAAATCCAAAATTACAATCGACACAGAAGCAATTCAAAAAAACGTTGCCAATTTACAAGCTGCCGCCAATAAGATTGCGAGTAAAAAGGTGTTGATTGGCGTGTTCGACCCGAGTGTTGCCTGGTACGCGGCGATACAGGAGTTCGGGCAATTGTCGAAACCCACAATCCCTGAACGGTCGTTCCTTCGAAGTTCGATGACATTTATGGCCGGCCCGAGTCAGGCATGGATTGCAAAGAAATCTGAAAGCATGGTTCGGGAGCTGTTGGGTGGTGATATGAATTCGGTACTGGAAACCATTGGCAGTAAGTGGGCAGATTATGTGGTAAGGTTTATCGATAACCGAGGGAATAATACTTGGGCACCTCTCGCACCTTACACGGTGCGTAAGAAGGGCCATGACGTGCCGCTTTATGACCACGGTTTGTTGCGCGGTGCAATTACTTACGAGGTGTGGTGATGCTACCAAATATGAGTGCGGCAGTAATGGCATGGATGCAACCGATGACCGGGACCGTCATTACGTCCACGGTCGAAGATTACGTGGTGCAGGAAACCGAAATCGAAGCAAGCTTCCTTGGGGTGCGAGTGCCATTTAAGGCGCAGCAACTCGACAAGAAGCCAGAAGGCCAACGCGCTTGGCGGTGGGAAGTGCTATACACGACGGTCGAATTTTTGTTATCCCCCAATGATGTGATAGTATTTAGAGGCAATCGTTACCGCGTAGATGCAAAGTTGGATTACTCAGAATACGGGTATTACGAATATCATATTGTGCAGGATTATGTAGTATGAACTCACTACAAATTATCGCCGATGTAATTAAAAAGTCATTGGACCTAACCAGTGACCAGATTTGGATTTATAATCAGCGTCGGAATATCCCCAGCACAAGTGGGCTTAACATCACGATTGGTCGGGTGGCAATTCAGACTTACGGCAACAATGCAGTGCAAGTGGGCGACGCAATCACATCAGGGCAATGGTTCCAAGAGTCAATCGCGATTGACATGTTCTCCAAAAACACCGAGGCATTTGACCGGGTGCATGAGGTGGTGGGAGCACTAGGGTCTCCACTATCGACGTTCATCCAACAGCAGACTGGTATCAGTATTGCGCGGGTACCATCGTCGATTGTCGATACTTCGGGGCTTGAGGGTGCCGGGATGTTATTTCGGACCACTATTACAATTAACGTACTTTCTGCATATGAACAGACGCTCGGGGCTACCTATTTTGACCCAAGTACTATACAATACAGCTTAGATGAAACGGAGGCTTGATATGGCAATTATTTCACCCAGCGAAGTAGTGACAATTTCGGTAAGCAATCCCCCAGCGGGGCTTGCACCTTACTCAGTGAATAACCTCATGGTACTCACGCGGGAGACTCCCGTTGTTGCAGTCGATGGTTCGTTCGCAATCTACACCAACCCCACCGATGTTGCCGCACAGTGGGGCACCGGAAGTGCGACTTATGCAGCGGCAGTCGCAGTATTCGCGCAGTCTCCCAACATTATTTCAGGCGGCGGAAAATTGATTGTCGGTCCTGTTGGGCCTTCAGAAGATATCGCAACGGCTATCGCCCGCTTGCAACCTTTGGTCTATTTCGGCGGATGCGGATTTGTGTTCTCGCAGACTAAAGAGCAGACTTTAGCTGCAGCAACTTTATGCCAATCAATGAGAATCAAATTGTTTGTAGTATCAAGTGACACGGCGGACCTCGCTGCAAGCGGTGGACTTGAGCAGTTTAAGGGCGCTTCACTCACACGCGCACGGGCACTTCTGCACACTGTAGGCGCTCAGGCTCAAGCGTACCTTTGGGGCTATGCCGGTCAAGCGATGAGTACAAATTTCAGTGGTGTTGGAACTTGCCGCACTATGCATTTGAAACAGATTGCCGGTCCTGCCGCGGATGGCGGATTGACCAACGCAATTTTGGCGACAGCTAAGGCCGCAGGTGTGGACGTTTATGGCTCGGTGGCAGGACGTGCAACGCTTCTGACCAGTGGCGCTAATGAGTATTGGGATGACGTTTACAACCTCGACGCCTTTGTTGCAGATATGGAAGTCGCAGGATTTAACACCCTCGCACAAGCCGGGACTAAAATCCCCCAGACCGAAGCTGGCATGGATGTACTGAAAGAAGGCTACCGCAAGGTGTGTGATAAGTACGTGACCAACGGCTTTATCGGCGCGGGCGCTTGGACTGGCAGTGGAACATTCGGCAACCCCGAAGACTTCCGGCGCAACATATTGGAGAAGGGTTACTACATCTATAGCCTCCCTCTCGCGCAGCAGACACAAGCCGAACGCGAAGCTCGTGTTGCCCCTGTTTGCATGGTTGCCATTAAATATCAGGGCGCAATCCACAGTACTAGCGTGATTATCAACATCAATAAATAAGAGGTGCCACATGGCTGTTTTACGTTTAGTCGGTTCGGATACCATCACCATTAACGGCGTTCTTATTACCGACCTCCCTCACGGGGAGGTGGCAAAGCTGACCTATAATTCCGACCTTGTTACCGTGAAGACAGGCAAGAATGGTAATGCCATTTTCGCTAAGAATGAAGTTGGAAACCAAGCAACGCTTGAGCTAAAAGTATTGCGCGGCTCGTCGGATGACAAGCTTTTGAACACACAAGTAACTTCGTATAACTCAGCACCTACGACCTACATTCTTATGAGCGGTACTGTTGTTAAGAAGCTTGGTAACGGCGCGGGCGCAGTGGACTCAGATACCTACGTCTTGACTGCCGGAGCAATCACCAAAAGACCCGAAGTCGCTTCTAACGTCGAAGGAGATGTTGAACAGGCTGTAAGCGTTTACACCATTCAATTCGCCTACGCTACTAGGAGTCTCGGCTAATGAAGGTTAAGTTACCTAGCGGCGCGGAATTAGTTGTCACCCCGCTTGATTGGGAAGACGCTTGGGATATTAGCCAACGCGTGTTGGCGGTTATCGAGAAGCTTGAATTGGACTTGAAGGGCATTAACTGGACCGATATTCAGTCTCAGGATGTTCTCAATTTCAAAGGCCCAATCTGCCAAATACTGTCTTCCAAGGTGGTATTTGACGCGGCTAAAGACTGCTTTAAGAAATGTACTTATGCCGGAATGAGAATCGACAACGCGACCTTCAATGACTCCAAGGCCCGTGGCGATATGCTTATCGCATGTTTCCACGCACTGAAGGAGAATTGCGCCCCTTTTTTCGGAAGTCTGCTTTCCGGTTTGAAGGCACCGTAACGCGAGAAGGCAGTAAGGTTAAGGTCGATATCAAAATGGAACGGCACCGCTTCATTGTGTGCGAGTTGTCGGCTTCAGGCATGGGAACACCGGGCGACTTGATGCGAACGCGGGCCG